ATTTGGATACAGAAATCTGAAGAGGTATATTTGTGGAAAGAGTTTAGAAAAACTCTACCCATTTCTTTAGAATTTAATATCAATTTTTAATGCGATCTCCTTTTAGCTTTATAGTAAGGGCATATAACGAAAGGAGGTACGATAATATTAAAGAGATAGGGGGGGTAGACTTTATTACCAGCGTGTCTAAAGAAGACCACACCGCATCCAATCGTTTTGCTACCGTAATGGAGGTTCCACTAAAATATACTGGCCCCATAAAAAAGGGTGACAGGCTCCTCGTACACCATAACGTCTTTAAGTATTACAACGATATGAGGGGGAGAGAGAAGAGTGGGAAGAGTTTCTTTAAGGACGATATGTTTTTCGTGGATATGGATCAGTTTTTTATGTACCATAACGGTACACAGTGGAACGCCCACGATAAGTATTGTTTTGTAAAACCTATAGACGCTCGAGAGTCCGTTATATATAAGCGCGGGGAAGAGCCTTTGGTGGGGGTAATAAAGCACGGGAACGCAGAGCTGGAGTCTTTAGGCGTTCACGAGGGCGATGAGATAGCTTTTGAACCTGAGAGCGAGTACCCGTTTTATATCGAGGGGGAAAAACTATACCGTATGTTTACAAACAATATAATGATGACACTATAATTATGGGAGTACAGAAAAATATATCTCTACTAAAAAGTAGGAGCGAAGACGTAACGGAGAATTTAAAGAAGTTAATTTTGGAGGAGAAAAAAACTCGAGAGTTAGCTATAGGGACGTTAGAGCTGGTGAAGCTTATGCCAGGATACGAAGAGGCTTTGGCGACACTGCAGGAAAGGGCTAAAGACGATGGACAGTAAACAAATTAAGTTAGATATAATAGCGGCTGGAGAACAGGCTGTGATGCAACTGGTGAAGGTGGCTAAGGAGGATATTATAAAGTTCGACCCTGAAGATGCTTTAGCCCCAGACAGGTTAAAGAATGCTGCTGCCACGAAGAAGCTATGTATCATGGATGCTTTTGAGATACTTAAAAAAATTGAGGAGGAGAAGATTCTCCTGGAAGGTGGGTCTATAGAGATAAAAAATAACACCCCGAAAGGATTTGCAGAGTCAAGATCAAAATAAACTATTCCGGATAATACACGATGCTGTTCCTAAGCATGTAATATCTAATAAGAATAAGGCTCGCTCTTGGGTATACGGTTACGATCCGAAGTATGATCTCGTAGTAATCTCTAAGAGCGGTCAGATTGGGGAGGTGTATGCCATTAACGGGCTTTTAGTGGCGCTCCCTAAAATCCCTAAGTTCAGCTACTCTCGCTCTAAGAAGAAGGAGGAGCAGTACTGGGAGGCTATGGAGTATAGCAAAGAGTTGAGCAGGATAAAATCTATCTTCCAGTGGCACGATACGCACGATACGTTTAAAGCGAAGTGGGTAGACTATGTAGAGGCGGAGTTCGATAGGAGGGAGGAAGGTTTCTGGTTTTTAAACAACGGCACCCCTACATATATTACGGGGACACACTATATGTATCTCCAGTGGACGAAGATAGACGTGGGTCACCCAGACTTCCGCGAAGCGAACAGGGTCTTCTATATATTTTGGGAGGCGTGCAAAGCGGATAAGAGAAGCTTTGGTATGTGTTACTTAAAGATTCGTAGATCAGGGTTCTCTTTTATGAGCTCTTGTGAGGGCGTCAATCAAGCTACTATAACTAAGGATGCCCGCATAGGTATCCTTTCAAAGACAGGTTCGGATGCGAAAAAAATGTTCACAGATAAGGTGGTTCCTATTTCTAACAACTATCCCTTCTTCTTTAAACCGATACAGGATGGAATGGATAAGCCTAAAACAGAGCTGGCTTATCGTGTTCCTGCTTCGAAGATTACAAAGAAGAACATGTATAAAGTGGAAGAGAACGTTTTAGAGGGGTTAGATACCACAATAGATTGGAAGAATACTGGGGATAATAGTTACGACGGAGAGAAGCTACAGCTTCTCCTTCATGACGAGAGTGGTAAATGGGATAAGCCAGATAATATCCTTAACAACTGGCGCGTCACTAAGACGTGCCTACGTCTGGGTAGTAAAGTTATTGGGAAGTGTATGATGGGTTCCACCTCTAACGCTTTGGATAAAGGGGGTAGAAATTTCAAGGCTTTGTATGAGGACTCTTTCCCCTCTAAAAGGAACTCTAACGGTCAGACTAAGAGTGGTATGTACTGTCTGTTTATCCCTATGGAGTGGAACATGGAAGGCTTTATAGACCAGTATGGGATGCCTGTCTTACGTACCCCGGGGAAACCTTTAATGGGGATCGATGATGAGCTTATAAGTGTAGGCGCGGTAGACTACTGGGAGAACGAAGTGTCTTCCCTCTCTCAGGATGCCGATGCTTTGAATGAATTTTATAGACAGTTCCCTCGGACGGAGTCTCACGCTTTCCGTGACGAGAGTAAGCAGTCTATATTTAATCTTACAAAGATATACCAGCAGATAGACTATAACGATTCTTTGATAATGGATCACCACCTTACGCGTGGGTCTTTTAGATGGAAGGATGGTATTAAAGACTCCAAAGTTATCTGGTCTCCAGATAAAGCGGGAAGGTTTTTAGTGGGGTGGACCCCTCCCCCGAATATGCAAAATCGTGTGGATATAAGGAACGGAAGGAAGTTCCCAGGCAACGAGCATCTCGGGACTTTTGGGTGCGACTCATATGATATATCTGGCGTGGTAGTAGGGAAGGGATCTAATGGATCGCTACATGGCTTAACGAAATTTAATATGGACGAAGCTCCGAGTAACGAGTTTTTCTTGGAGTATATTGCACGCCCTCAAACGGCAGAGATATTTTTCGAAGAGGTGCTTATGGCTTTAGTGTTTTATGGCATGCCTATACTCTGTGAGAATAACAAACCTCGCCTACTGTACCATCTAAAAAACAGGGGGTACCGAGCGTTTTCTTTAAACCGTCCCGATAAAACATACACTAAACTTTCTCGTACAGAAAAAGAATTGGGGGGTATACCAAATACCTCGGAGGATGTTAAGCAGGCTCACGCCGCGGCTATAGAGTCCTATATAGAGAAACATGTAGGGATAGATATGGCGGGAGAGTATCGAGATCAGGACGATATGGGTACTATGTATTTTCGTCGTACCTTAGAGGACTGGGCAAAGTTTGATATAAATAACAGGACGAAGTTTGATGCTTCTATAAGTACAGGTCTGGCTATCATGGCGAACCAAAAACATTTATACACTCCCCTGAAAGAGAAAGCGAAAATAAGCCTTAACTTTGCAAAATACAACAACAGTAGTACAGTAAGTCAAATAATTAGATGAAGGGACTCCAAATAGATATTAAGTCTGCTACCTTCCCAAACCAATTTGTATCGGATTCAGATAAAGCAAAGAAGGAGTTTGGGTTACAAGTCGGGCAAGCCATACAGTATGAGTGGTTTAGAAGGGATGGGTTATCGTGTAGATTTTATAGTCAGTTCCAAGAGTTTCATAAACTTAGGCTGTATGCTCGTGGAGAACAATCGGTAGCTAAATATAAAAATGAATTAGCTATAGACGGAGATCTATCTTATCTAAATTTAGATTGGACCCCTATACCTATTATACCTAAGTTTGTAGACATCGTTGTTAACGGGATGTCGGATAGGCTTTTCGATGTAAAGTGTTTTGCTCAAGACTCTCTCTCAGCAGAGAAGCGCAATGAGTTTCAGAATGTTATTGAGAAGGATATGGTCGCGAAGGATCTTTTCCTACAGATACAAAAAGATTTCGGCGTAGACCCCTTTACAGTAAATCCTGACAACCTTCCTGAAAGCGATCAGGAGATGGAGTTGTATATGCAACTTAATTATAAGCCATCTATAGAGATCGCTAATGAGGTGGCTATCAACACGATGCTGGAGGAGAGTCATTATAATGATACTCGTAAGCGTGTGGATTATGACATCACAACTTTAGGTTTAGGTATAACTAAGCATGTCTTCCAGGAGGGAGATGGGGTAAGGGTAGAATATGTCGACCCGGCCAACGTGGTGTATAGCTATACAGAGGACCCGTACTTTAAAGATTGCTTCTATTGGGGAGAGCTAAAGACGATACCTATTACAGAGATTTTAAAAATAAACCCCGACCTTACTCCAGAAGATTTAGAAGAGATATCTCAATATAGCCAATCCTGGTATGACTACTACAACGTAGCGGCTATGTATGAAAACAGTATGTTCGCTCGAGACACATGCACCCTCCTGTATTTTAATTATAAGACCACCAATAGCTTCGTATATAAGAAGAAGGAGATGAAGGACGGGAGCTTTAAAACGGTAGAGAAAGACGATCAGTTTAATCCGCCAGACGAGATGATGGAGGAGGGAAAGTTTGAAAGGGTAGAGAAGCGCATAGATGTGTGGTATGATGGGGTAATGGTTATGGGAACCAATATTATCATCAAGTGGGATATGATGAAGAATATGGTTAGACCAAACTCAGCAAATCAATTTGCTATGGCTAACTATGTAGCGTGTGCACCGCGTATGTATAAAGGTGTGGTAGAGTCTTTAGTGAGAAGGATGATCCCTTTTGCGGATCTTATCCAGATGACTCACTTAAAAATCCAGCAGGTTGTTGCAAGGGTAGTTCCAGACGGAGTCTTTATCGACGCCGATGGTTTGAACTAAGTAGACTTAGGAACCGGGAATG